TCTGGTTGTGACCCTTGATCTCGTTGAACGTTGCCATGGCCGCCTTCCTTTCTGTGCTGGGGCCTTGTTTACTGAAGACCCCGAAAGATCGGGGCCGGATGGGGTGGGTTCTTGGGTGTCATCGCCTGTACTCGATCCGATATGACGCAACATATCGCTCAACGTGGGATCCGTAATAGACCCAGCTAGGCGATGAGGCAGTGTTAGCCGCATCGATGAGGTGCCCGTCGATCAACCGACCCTTCATCGAGTGAACGATGTCCCGAGCATCCTGGGCGATCTCCCAAGCCGTGACCTGGTCGGCATGGAAGGCTTCGACGTCAAGGAGTGGCTCATCGGTGATGCCGTCATCGCTACCCGGCCCCCTAGCGACTCGGACGAAGCCATCCAGCTTCTCGACATTAGCTGGCAGCCTGGTCCCGGCTCTGCCTCTCTTGAGGCCGGCGTTGAGGGCGGAGATGGCGAGCTTCTCCAGCATCGGCCAGCTCATCCGTCCTCCTCGTGCGTCCAGGCGTGCGCCCAGGCGTCGGTGTAGTCGGGTTCCAGCAGGATCTGCACCTTCTCCCCATCGATGGTAACGGTGGGGCCGAAGGTCACCGGCACCGGGATCCCCTCATAGCATATCCCGCAGGTCCCAAAAACTACCCCACCCGTAGCCATCAGCCCTCCTCCGCCGCGCGACCGAGGATACGTCGCCGGTCAGTCCTGGAGGACCCGAACTCCTGCTCTACATTATCCCCGTAGACTACGACCTGCGGCCTCCAGCCGGGGCGCTCCCCCTGTTCCAGCCAAAACTCCATCGGTACGCCCTCAGAGGCTGCCAAGCTCTCAGCCCGGCGCATCACCCTCTCACCGATAACCCGCAGCTGGCCGGTCACCGCCTCATGGCGGGCGGCCGCGCGGACGAAGTCCCGTGAGATCTCGATCTTCTTACTCATTAGCCCGTTACCTTCTGCACCGCGGCACGGACATAGCCATCAACGATGAAGCCTCCCGGCTGCCTGCCGGGCTCGCCGATAACCTCGTAGTCGACCCCCTCGATAGTCACCGCCGAAGCGGCGTCCAGAGGCGCGTCATGAGGTAAGTAGAGGGTGTAACCCCAGACCTGCTGCTCCCGCGCATCAGTCGACTCGGTGGATGAGCCGATCTCGTACCAAGCCGGCCACACCTCATCGGTCCCGGGGGCGATGATCTCATTGCCCAGGTCGTCGTACTCTCCCGTCGGCCCTCCGGGAAGCTTCAGGACCACCGTCTCAGTGAACAGCATTAGGGCCTCGATGGGAGCGTGTAGCGCGCCAGGACGCCTTCTGAGACGGGGTCATAGCCCTGCCTCAGGGAGATGGACCGGGCGCCGATGTTCTCCTGGGCGACCATGCCCCACTTGCTTCGTTGGGCGCGCTCGGCGACGACCGGGAGCAAGTCCCGTGGACAACTCATGTAGCCATGGATAAAGGTGACCTCGATAAGCCCGGGCCAGACCCCGTGCCGGCGCGTGAGCATACCGGACTTGCTGAAGCGCCAGTCCTCGATCACCTGACCGAGGTCGCGCCCGGTCTCAGCGTCGAGTACCTCCTCGACATCGATGACATGCATACTGTTGAGCATGGCAACCCTGGCGCACCCGGTCTCGACCGTAACGGTCTCGATGACCCTGGGCGCGATGTGCCAGTCGGCCTCGGTGCGGATCGACATCGAGGCCGCCAGGACCGCCTCATCAGAGAAGGGCGCGCCGGGGAAGCCTTTTAGCTCAGCTGGCTGAACCAGCGGCTCTAGATCTTCCACGGCGCGCCCTCTCTGTCTTACTGCTGCTGTTGCTTGCTCTGGGCCGTCCTAGACGGCTTGCGAGCCTTGTGCTGGGCTTCTGCGCCGTCACCCTTACGGGTCTCGGGCGCGTCCTCAGGCCGGTAGCGGACCCCTCCGACTACGACCATTTTGACCTTAGCCATCAGCCCTCATCCCCGCCAGCAGCAGTGAGGGAGGCCACGACAACCTCGCGGGGAGCATAGAACACCTGACGGCCCCGGGACTCAGCGCGGACGTAGACCTTGTTACGCCGGGCGAAGTCCTCGTGCTGGTTGAACGCCAGCACGTTGAGCGGCTCCAACTCCAAGTAGTTCATGGAATCGAAACGACCCACGAGAGCGGTGCCCTGCGCGACCCGCGTCGAGGACACCAGAGGCACGCCGAACGGCGTCGGAGTAACACCCTGCTGCAGCGGGTTGCCAAGCAGCGGGTTGCCGTTGGTGTCCTTGAGCAGCCGCAGGTTCCAGACATCGCGCGGGTTCATCACGATGGCCTGCACCGAGGCGGTGCCGTTGTGCTCGTCGAACAGCTCGAGCGAGCGGGCGAGCGTGGTGACCACGTCCTCCTCGAAGGCCTGAGCGAGAGTCCCGGTGGTGTTCAGGATGCCTTCAGGCTCACCGGTACCGGTCCCGTTGAGGATCTTGTCCTCAATGACACCCTGGACGTGACGGCGGATACGGCTCTCCATGAAGGTCACCAGGGCACCGTCGTCGGCCAACGTCTGGTTGGTCACGACGAAGCCGTCGGCGTAGGTGTACGCCCGGGACTCACCGTCAGCGGTCTCGATCTCCGACAGCGGCTTGAGCTCGCCCTCGGCCACGATGGCCGCGCTGTTCGTCTCGGCGATGATGCGCGCGTACTCGCTGAACGCCACGTCGGTGGTGCCGACGGTGATGAGGTTCAGGAAGGTCAGCGGCTCGTCGACCGGGAGCTCGTCGCGGTATCCCGGCTCACGCCCATGCCCGACCCACTGGCCGGTCTCGGTGGTGAGCTCCTTCTTGCCGACGCCCAGATCCTTCACGGAGCCAACGCCCCGTACCTGGATGTCGACCGGGGTGCCGGCAGTCACGCCGCTCGGGTTAGCCTTGCGGAAGGCCTGGAACGGGCCGGACTTGATGAAGCGCTCCGACACGCTGCGACCCTTGGGCTCGTCCTCCGGCACATCGACCGGAGCGCCGGCGAGGTCATCGACCATGCGCTGGGCCTTCTCGGAGCGCTTGATACGCTCGCTGATCGCTTCGTGCTCGGTGGCCTTGGCCTCGATCTCAGCAGCCTCATCGTCGGTCAGGTCGCGGCTCTCGGCCTTCGCCCTGTCCACGATGGCCTGCATGTCCGCCTTCAGTTTGGCGGCCTGCTGTTGCAGATCCACGGTGTTCTCCTTTCAAGAGAGACTTGCAATGCGGGCGACCGCCAGAGCGCGTCGCGCGACTGACCCGGTGGCGTCGGAGGACTTGGCCGGCGCACCGTCGTGCGTGGGCTCCTCGTCTTCCTCGGCGGCCTTGTCCGTCTGGCTCGGCTCGTCGGTCTTCTCCGGGGCTGATGCCTCGGAAGCTTCTTCGGCTGTCTCAAGGACCGCGTTCAGCGCGTCACGGGCCTCGACCAACCGCTCATAGTTAGTCTTAGACAATACCCGGCCAGCTTTCGCTCCGGAAGCGAACCGCTGTGCCTTGACAGCCAGCAGCTCTGTCTCCTGGTTGGCGCCGACCAGGCAAGGGCCGACCTCATGGACTTTGAGCTCTCGCAGCTCATAGATCTCCTGGCCGTCCTTCTCGCCCCAGCCGGCGTCGAGTACATCATATGCAAAGCTGAACTGAGTGACCCTCCGCCCCTTCAGCAAGCGGTAAACCTGCTGAGCCTTCGGGTTGTCCAGGTCAAGCTGACCGGTCACCTGGAGGCCTGCCTCGACCTCCTCGGCCTTGAGGACCTCACCGATGTGGCTGAACGGGTCAGACCAGTCGTGGCTCCAGATCACCGGCATAGAGTCGCCGGAGTCTTCCCAGCGCTTCAGGTCCTTCTCGAAAGCGCCAGGCATGACGACATCGCCGACGACATCGACATTGCCGAAGACACTCACGATAGCCTTGAACTGGCCATCCTCCAACCCGTCCCCCGGGCCAGCGGCCTTCACCTTGGCAGCGAAGTCCTTAGTCAGCATTGCCCCTCCTTGCGGGCTGTTCTTACGGAACATTGATCAGTAATGAGCATTGACAGCCAGCAGTTTCCTCTACTGTACCATCAAGGCTTCCTGGATATGGCAGTCCGTTGGAGAAGACATCGTCGATACCGACAGTCTCGCCGTCCATCATGGCGTGGCTAGATCGCGGGTTGGACGAGTTGACCACCCAGGTCTTGGTCGCCTTGTTCCCGATCAGCTGCCGGCCGGCCTCGGCGGCCGCGAAGCCGGTGAAGGCCGTACCCATGGTGAGGGCGGACTGCTCAGCCCGGCTGGTCTCGGCTATCTCGAAGACATGGTCGACGGCCTCACCAGGCTCATCTTCCTCCAGGGCGTCTTTCAGCTGTGAGAAGGTCGTGATGTTCAGCTGCTCGGAGATACCCTCGGAGACAGCCCGGAGGTAGTTCAGCGTACGCTCCACGTTATAGGCCGACGGCTCGAAGCCGATCGACTCCGCGGTGTTCTCCCCGACATAGGTGGAGACCAGGACAGCGAGCCGGTAGATATCGGCGGCGAGCTCCTCGTTCCACCGGTCCGAGTCCCACCAGTCGTCCTCCCCGGCTCCGATTCGGGACCGGACCGAGCGACCCTGCCGGCCAAAGAAGTCCCGGAGCATGTTCTGGAGCTGTTTATCGTACGTCTGGGGCAACAGAACTGACTTGGAGGGTGTTTCTAAGGCCTTGCGGCTCGCAGTGCGATTCTGGCCGCCTGAGTCCCTCGGTGAGGCCTGTCCGCCGGTCAGCACGTTGAGCGGCACGACCAACTCGTCGGCTCCCTCCTGCTCGGGGAGGTTCATCCTGGCCCGGCCTTCCTGGCGTGTCATCCAGGGAGCGCCGATGGCGCTGGACAGCAGCTGCGCTTGCTCCTCGAAGCTGCCGCGGAGCTTGGACTCCACGTTGGCCTCGATGTAGAGAGGCCGGTCGCCGGCCAGCCGGGGTGTGAGCTGGGCGTTGAGAGTCTGCTCGATCGCGGCGATATACGGGCCAAGGGAGTCCCGGTACAACATCTGCCGGAACTCCCTCACGTTGGAGTAGTTGCCCTGCTGGGCTCCTACGAGCTCGGGCGCGATATGGAAGGCGGCGGCAACCTCGATCGCGGTCAGGCGCCGGCCCTCCAGGTCCATCGCATCCTGTGGCGAGAAGGCATCGAACTTCTCCAGTCTCATGCCGTCCTCGAGCAGGGGCACGCCGCCGGCGTACGGGCCATCATTCGTGTAGGCCTCGCGGAACTCCCGCCGGAAGCGCTCCCGCGCCCGGCTTGACCACGGCGCAGCACCGGCCGGGCGAGTCATGTACGCCGGTACGCGGGCTCCGTTGGCCCAGGTCTGCCGCCGGTACATCACCGCCTCTGCCGACTCATCAAGGATATCCTTCAGCGTGACCATCGGCGAGAGCCCTGCGGTCGACGGCGCGTAGCCGTAGTCGAAGATGAGCGAGTCCATGTCGAGCCGGCGCCAGCCGTTCTCAGTGTCCTCGCGGATATCGGCCGGCTGATCGCCCACCCAGAAGAGGGCGGAGCGGACACGCCGGAGCGCGTCGACCTCGAAGCGGAGCCTCCAGCTCGGGATCTGGATGAGCTCGTAACCCCCGCCGGTCTCGACCAGCAGGGCTGCCCAGTGGTCATATAAGAGCGCATCGGACAGCACGGCGTGCCAGAACCTGAACGGGGATACCCCGGCTCGCGGTAGGGCCATCAGAGCATCCAGGGGATGATCCTTGACACGCTGCCGGTCGGTGTCGCTCACCCGTTCATGCACGTGGAGCGGGATCGTCGCCACGTTCCGGGCGATGAAGTCAACGATCTTACGGATATTGGGCTGGGCACGCCATATCTTCTCGATGTCGTGCCGCTGTGCCAAGGCAAGAGGTTGCCCGGGGTCGGCGATCGGGACGGCGCTGCCGATAAACGGCTCATACGGGTCAGGCAGTACCCGCTGCGCGGCGTCATAGGGATCATAGGGCAGCACCGACTGCCCGCGCTGAAAGAGGCGGCTCCACCAGCTCACGTGTTTGACCCCTCCATCAGAACACCATAACCGAGAATGACTCTTCGGACTCGTACGCGCTCACCAGCGGTTCGCCCGCGGCCCATGCAGCTAGAGTAGCGCCTTCGAGCGGACTTATGTCGCCGGCAGCCTTCCTGCGCCCCCAAGCCCAGCGATCCCCGACGGCTCGTTTGACGGCAACCGCGACGGCATTAGTGAGCTCCTCGGCCGGCTCATATCGAACTCTACCGCTCTTCACCGCTTCTTCAAACTTAGCACAGGCATCCAGCACATTATCGGTGCTGGCTATCCGCAGGAAGGCTCCCTCGCTCTCCAGCTCGGGGATCAACACCGCCGCCGGGCCCTTGCTGTCGACGACCAGCTCGACCTGGTACTCGTCCAGCAGGTCCAGTGCCTCCTCGACCACCCAGGAGGTGCCGGGACCGTATCGGAGCGGCTTCAGCCAGATCTCCTCACCGTCCACGGCGGCCGCGACGATCGAGGACATGGAGCCGTCGATGCTTGTCGCGATCGCGAGCGCGTCGACGCCGAGGTCAATCGGCCTGGCCTCGCGCTGACCGGCCTCCCAGACTCCGTACTCGAACACGGTCGACTTGGATGCCGCCTCCCAGATGCCCAAAGCTTCCCTGCGGAAGTCGTCGTCGTTCGTGAGCAGCCGTCGCAAGCGCCTGATGGCCCGCTTGGTCGTCCGCTCCGGGAAGCTTGGGTTGGCCTGCGCGACATGGTCCCAGAAGCCATCCCTGGTCACGTCCACGGGCGCCGTGGGGTCGGCCGCGTACTCGATGTAGAGAAGGTCCTCCGACTCCCCCGAAAGGACATCCTTGCGTAGCTGGGTGAAAACCTCGCCGGGCGTGACAGGAGTCGGTGGTGTCCCCATCATGATGATCTGGGGGTTGCGGGCCTGGTTCATCGTCGGCGCCAGGTCACTCATCTCGGACTCTTTGAGGAACTGCACCTCGTCCAGCACCAGGCGCTCGACCTTGGTGAAGCCCCGGATGGCGCCGCGCTCCCTGGCCGCGAAGACGATCCGCGAGCCGTTGCGGAAGGGGATGGTTTCATTCCCGGCCCCGGTCGTGATCTTGTCGTAGTCGATGTGGGGCGCCAGCAGTGGCGAGCGGGCCAGCGCCCTCATCTCGTCGAAGGTCTCCCGGCTGACCTTGAACCGGTGGGCGGTCCAGATGGTCGTGGTGCCGGGGTTGATGATCGAGTCGGCGAAGACGAGCGCGCCGACATTGAAGGTCTTGCCCGCCTGCCGGCAGATCGACATCACGACCGTGTCGGCGGCGTAGAGGCCGAACCGGTCCTTCCCCAGCACCGCCCGGTTGAGGTCGACCTGCCAGGGGTCGAACTCGATGCCGATCTTGCGGCAGG